CTGGACTCCAGTCTTTAAGACTGTTACCCCAGTTAGTATCTTCTGTATCACGAATACCTTGATCATCCTTCAGTTGTTTGCGAGTTGATGGATCAACATCGTCTTCAAGATCATCGTCATCTTCGTCATCAACATTCATACCAGCAGTCATGAGATCTTCGATGAAGCCTTCCTCAACAAGATTACGGAATATCTTGGCAGGAATCATGAAATTGACAACGATGACTTCCTTGCCAGCAGGATCCTTTGGATTGAGTTGTGAGTTAATGGTTGCTTCAAAGTTAGACATGTCTTGCATAGGAGGGAAGATGCCAGCATCGGCAGACATCTCTTTCATCAGTCGAGTAACTTCCTTCTCGTACTCTTCCATTTCTCTTTTCTTTTCTTCGTCAACTTCCTCACGCAGAGTCTTGGGTTGTTCTTTTATCGGTGGAAGAGAAGGATTATCTTCTCGTTCCTTATACTTCTCATACGCATCAATGATCTCTTGGTTTGGGGACATCTTTATACCAACCCAACTATTTGGAATGCTGACTTCATTCTCATTGGTTCTACCAATCCAATTCTCCATCACCGATGCTGCTTTGAGTGAACCATTGGCATGATCCATAAAGGGAATCTGCCTAATGATCATAGGGCGAGAAACTTTCATACTAGTGCGGTTCTTGGATAGAACGCTGGCGATTATTTCCTCACCTGATCTCAATTTGATCAAGATGTATTCGCTCATGGTAGATTCTCCATCTTTAGTAGCACTGGTCTGAAGTCGAAGTTTTCTGACCGATAGATCTTTATTCGTTCCGCAAAATGTCGAAGTGTGTGGTTCTTTTTGCTCTTCCATGACAAATCATCCCCAATATCGTAAAGTTTTGCGTAGTCTTTATGTTCCGAAACACGAAGTTGTCTTCCAATAGATTGCAACACCCTAACTCTTGATTTGCTTGGTGATGCAAATATGATGTTATGAAGTCTCTTGATTGATATACCTGTTGAGAACGTGCCATACGAAGCAACTACTATGCATGAGTCATTCTCTTCAAGTATCTTTCTTACCTTTTCTCTGTCTTCTGCCTCTGTGCCTCCATGCACGAAGAATGTCTTTCTATCGGTTTGTGAGGTTAGATGGTGTAGATATTTTCCATGCTTCTCAACAAACTGAAATAGTATAAGTGTGTTTCCCTTCAAACGAGATGCTAGATCAACGATGAATCTGTTTCTCTTGTCGTGGTGGATGAGCCACAACATCTCATCACTATAGGTATATTTGCTAACGGATCGACGTTCTTCGTCTCCGTATTGTAGCATGATCGTGTCGATCTTCAAACGAGACAAGATGTTCTTGTCGATGAGTTTCTTGGTTGATGTCACATGATATGACGGACCAAACAGACCTTCGATTATCAACTTATGACATTGCATTCCATCTAAAGTACCAGTTGTTCCTATTCTATAGTCGCAGTTGGTGAGTTTCTCCATGATACCCGATAGAGACTTTGCTTTGAACATATGGCACTCGTCTCCGAATGCAACGGTGAATTGCTCAAAGTATGATCTTGGTTGCTTGAACACAGATTGCCATGTTGTCACAACAACGCGCTTACTTGTTTCTTTGTCTTGTCCTGCGTATATTCCATGGCAATTTTTTGAAACCTTCCAATCGGTTCCTTTGGAATAGATCTCAAAGTCGCTCATCATCTGAGTGACCAATCCTATAGTTGGTACGACGATGAGTATTTTACCCTCTGTCTGCTCAAGCAGATGCCTCACCAGCATGTAGATGATCATAGACTTGCCACTTCCCGTTGGAGATACGAGAAGGATTCTAGATGTTTCTGATGCCTTTACTATGGCTTCTCGTTGATGGTCATGAAGAGACGGGATTCCTGATGCCTTGCCAACATACTTGTCAAACAGTAGATCGGTTTGCTCTGCGGTCAGAGGCTTGCTTGGACTTGACTTGAGTTGGTTGTCAAGATGATATCCGCGATCTGCTGCGAACTTGGTGACATAGTTCTTCAGACCTTTGTAGATCGTGGCTTTTCCTATGTTGTATAGTTTGATGTCTCCAGCCCATCGCGATTTGCGAAAGCGAGACATATACTTGTGGTTCGGAACTTTGAAGGAGAAGCAATCACTCAACTCCTTTGCAGTGCCGCGCTCACATCTTACACGAATGAATACCGAATCAACATCTTCTAGAACCAATGTATCCATGAAAATATGTATAGTCGTTTAGTATTGCATTTTTCTGGCTTCTCGGTAAGCCCTTATCTTGTCTCTGTTGGCATCTCGCCAAACTTTCTCATAACCTCTCACCTTGTCTCGATTCGCTTCATACCAAGACTTTTGTCTATCAGCAACTTTTTCCTTATTCGCTTGACGATAAGCATTCTTCGTAGCCTTTACCTTGTCTTTATTTGCTTTATACCAAGCCCTATTTCTTGCATTAACAATGTCTTTGTTTACTTTTCGCCAAGCCTTATTGCGAGCATTAATCCTCGCCCTTCGTTCTTTATCAGTCAGCCCTTTTCCACCACCTTCCCCACCTATACTGAGATTGTATCCACCATTCTCCCAATGCGTTCTATACAACCAAATGTAGTGGTGTTCCATATAGTTCAGGGTATGTTCACCATCCTCAGACTCATATAGAGTTTCTATTGTAAAAGCAGAAACACCATGCTTCTTGATGGCATGGTGTAATGGATACTTTGGAGTTTTTGTAGAATCTTTGATGTGTTTATTCCAGCGTTTCTCAATGGATCTGCTGGTATACCCAACATAAACGGGTTTGTCATCCTTGCGGACGAGATAGATAGTATGCATGGATTGTCCTTTCTCTCTGTGCCATGCCCCTGGGTGGTCCAACACCGCAGGGGTTTTCTACTATTTATCATTCTTTACGGTTCGATAGATTCTCCATTGAAACGAATCTTAAACTCTCCGTCGTTTAGGACTTTGCCATCGTAAAGGAGAACTTCAACATCAGCAGATTCAAGTATATTGACTCCGATATTGCATTTCTCTCGCCACCGATTGGGGATTTTATCCCATATAGTCTTATGACCAACAACTCGTTTTATTCCCGACAGGACAATGGCTCTTGCACAATCAGGACAACTGATGAAAGGGCAATACATGTGGGTGTTCAGAGTGGTAAGACCCTTACTCACACACCTATAAATTACTGCTCTTTCTGCATGTTCAATGTAATCATATTTGAGTTGTCCATCAGGCTCTTTTAATGATGGGTATCTGTTTACATCTGCTGATATGATTCCCGATGAAGGAAACACTATCAAAGCACCAACTTGAGTATTGGTGTCTTGACTTTTGGCTTGTGCGTGGATATATGCTTGTCGCAGATATACCCTATGAATTCCTTCAGTCACTATTTTCATGCGCCACTCATGAACTTCTTCCATTCTATTGCAGACTTGATATCCCATCCTCGTCTTCCAATAGACTGTAATACGGATTCGATATATTTCACCTTTTCTTTGAGATAATGAATACGAGCCTCCATACGGAGAAGATCCTTATCTGATTCAAGGTAAACATCTATATCTGTGCGAAGAATCTTTAGACCAAATGGTTGCCACCCCTTCTCATCAAGGGTTTCTTGATCCATCTTGCCAAGATAATATTCCCACTTAAGGCGACGAAGTTCTTTTTGTTCTATGGTTGCCTTATGCAAAGATAGAGACTCGTCGTGTAGCAAGTTGAGATACTTGCTATGGAGTTGAGGTGACTTTAGAGATTCAAGGTCTAGATTCAGGTCATCTATTTTCATGTCCTGATCGACCATCTTTTTGATTGTTTCGATATCCATAATGAATAAGATAACACTGAAAACTATGTTGTCAAGTTACAGATTCAAGTTCAAATGATTCGAATGTGAATGTTGCACTGATTTGAACTGGTTCGGGTTCGGTTAATGCAACATTCAAATCAAATCCATCGATACTCACGGGAAAAAGATTCTTGAAAACAAATCTCTTATATGGATTTTTTGCGCTGTTCAAGCAATGGATTGTTGCTTCTGAATAATAGTTGTTCTCGTTGGTATAAACATCGTTGAAGTCTTCGAATGGAACAATTCCGCGCATCCATCTGTATATTTCATACCAGTTTGCAAAATCCTCATCCACCTCAAATGACACTCTCAATTGATCGAACTGAACAGATGAACCTGGTACATGATGCGTTAGTAGTCTGTTTGGGATTGATATTTCACCAACCGTTATGGATGGAATGTTCACTGACGTACACCAAAATGTGACATTCGGAATACGAGTGAATGTCATCTTAAAGTTAGTGTTCTGAAACGCATTTATGTTTACTGGTTGTCTCAGCAATGCATTATAACTTGTGCCTTCATCATTGATGGCAGCAGCATTGACTTGTGATAAATCGTATTCTTCGCTCATGTCAATATGTATTCCTTAAAAAGAACATCGGGGGGATTTCTCCCCCCGACTTCTGTTATCTATCTGTCAGTCAACTATCAGGCTTGGCTGACTACACCCTGAACGCCGTGGAGGTTATCCACACGGAAGATGCGATAGTACTGATTTGCGCGGTAATTGATTGCATTTGATGGGTCAACATTGGTTGTGTTGACGAATGGATTCACTGCCATACCGTAACGGGTCTTGAAGCCGATCTTTGGCTGGAAGGTCGCGTCATTGATTGCACGAACCATTTGGAGCGGAATGTATGGGCAGTAGAAGAGTCCTGCGTCATATGGCGAAGTTCCCTTGTATCCGACGCAAACGAAGTCGCGGGCGTTGGCATTGACTCCAACAGAGGAGTAAGGATCGACATAGACCTTCATCTTGCCGTTGAGAACTCCGACGAAAGTATTGCCAGTATCGTCAACATCAAGGTTGACATTGAGTGCTGGACTGATATTGAGGAAGCCACCCATTGCGAGAGCAGATGCAACATCAGCAGAGCAGATGAGGAAGTTGCCCTTTCCACGGCGGGTATCCTTAGCGATCACATTGGCTTCACGCTCAATCTGGAACATGAGTCCGCGGAACTTCTCAGCAGACCAACGACCATCGGAGTCGCGAATGAGGTCGTAGACGCCACCTGGAGTTGCGATACCAGCAGCAGCAGATGGATTGCTAGCACCCGGAGCAAAGTTGTATGTACTTCCCGAGGTCTTATAGAAGAGATCGCTGTGTTGTGCGCCGAGTTTAGCGGTTGTATAGATCGAACGAACGACTTCGCGATTGATTTCAGCAAGGATTTCGGTGCTGAGAATGTTTGCGAGTTCTGTCTCTGCATCAAGACCGTGGATTGCCTTGAGATCTTGAGCGAGTTCGATTGTGTACTCTGCCTTGAGAGCGCGAGTCTTTGCAGTGACTGATGCACGATCAATGGTGAATGCCATTGTGTTGAAGTCGCCTTGTCCATTTGAGTCGCCAAGACCTTCACCGAGTTCACGGCTCATGCCGTATCCTGGTTGCCATCCAGATGCACCAGCGATACCACCAGATGCACCTGATACAATACCATAAAGAGGATCGCCAACGAAAGACGATTCACCAGTTCCGATTGAAGAGGTTTGAGCCGTAAGACCAGACCAACGAGTGAATGCTTCGTTGAACAATGCTTCTGGACCAGAACGATTGTTGTAGGTTGACTTCATTGCGAAAATCAAGCCAGTTGGTGAAGTCATTGGTTGAACCGATGCAACATCATATGCCATAAGATTTGGCATTGAGCGACGGACAAGCGAGATGAGGATTGGATCATATCCTGCAAGACCGTTGTATGAGGCAGATGCAGAAAGTGCGCCAGATGCAGCAAGACCGTTTGCGACTGAGGTGTCTTCGCGAAGTGCTTGCTCTTGGTTCTCAAGAAGGATTGCGGTGACTGCGCGACGATAGTTGTCCTTGATTGGTGAGAGGCTGTCATGCTCCATGACTGGCTCCCACTTACGCTCAAGTTGTTCGACTAGTGTGAAAGTTCCCATTTCTATTTCTCCTATTAATTTCTACAGGATTACCTGTTCTTTAGACCTTTTCTTGCCAATGCAGACGTGTAGTGCTGCATGATTGGATTTATTGTTGTTTCTTCTGCGATTTCTTGTTCATCATCACCCGAATCAAGAATGATTTCTTCGATGAGGTTTTCAGTAACTGGTGCTGGTGCCTTGACGCGGCGAGCATTTCCGAAGTATGATTCCTTAAGAACTGCTAACTTCTCTTCGAAGAGTTCCTCTGAATCAAACTCAATGCCTTCAGCAAGAGTGCGAAGTTTCTCGACTTGAGTGTCTGCTAAACCATCGCAGTATGATTCAAAGATGTCATCGCAGCGAAGTGCAAGGATTTCCTTGCGGAGTTCCATGTTCTCTGCAACTTGCTCATTGACTTCGTCGCGGAGTTCTTCGTTCTCATCAGAGAGTTCGTCCATAAGGTCGATCTTCTCTTCTGGAACCTGGATGAAGTTTTGCTCAAAGAGTCCCTTCATTCCGTCGAGGAAGTTCTCTGCGATTTCAACCTTGATCTCGCTCTCAAGGACAAGGCGGTTTTCCTTGACCCATTCCTCAGCGATGTATGAGATGTAGTCATTGACGCGACCAGAGAGTTCATCAAGAATCTTCTCGGTGTTCTCTGCAATGGTTTGCTCATATGCTTCTTCAAGGCTATCAACGATTGCGTCATAACGCTCGTTAATTGCTGCTTCAAAGATTGCGATTGCCTTGTTCTTGAAGTCCTCGGAGAGATCTTCGCCATCGAACATGGCAACAAGGTGTTCCTTCATAGTGAAGTCAGTCTTGTCAGGAATCTTTGCCTTGCCCCTGAAGCCTTCCTTCGAAGCGATGGTTGCCTTGTTCTTAGCAGACTTGTCCTCTGGCTCGGGAAACTTCTTGATCTTTCCACCGCCAAAGTCAGTATTGGTGTCGCTAGTTGCAACAACTTCGTATTCTTCGGTGACATCTTCTTCTTCGGACTCATCGTCCTCAAAGTCTTCGTCATCGTCAAACTCTTCATCATCTTCGAAGGCTTCTTCATCTTCATCAAGGAGTTCCTCCTCGACTGGCTCTTCTTCGTCAATGGTATCATCCTCGTCAACTTCGTTATCGGTGTCTTCAAGGATCTCTTCTTCTTCGTAGAACTCTTCTGGCTGAGGCATTAGAAATCTCCTTTGTCTTCCCTATGTATATTATTTAGAGTTTTGATATGAAGTCCTTGAAGACTTCTAACTTTGCTTCTTCTAGTTCTCTTGAACTAGCCTTCTTTATAACTTTTTGGTAGGAGGAAATGGTCTTCTCCTGTAGAATTCCATTATTCCAAACCCATTCCTTTCCTTCCATGATGCCGTTTACAAAGGCATTTGGAGCGGATGGATCTGCAACGATATCGACCGTGGCAAGACTGAAATCATCCTGAACTTCGTTGATTCCATTCACTTGCTTGAGTGAACCCATGCCACGGGATGAAACTCCAAGGCGAACACCCTCATCAATAAGATTCTTTACGATGTTTCCAAATGGGGTGTCGAGAATCTTTGCCTTGCCATAGACAACCGTGCCATCCATATTCATTTCCTTGATGATGTGTGAAACACGATCAAGGTTGAGGGATGGACCCTGTGGGTGTCCTAGTTCGCCAAGAGAACGACTGCTCTTGATGTAGTTCTCATTGTACTTCTCAACCTCACGCTCCATGATGGATTGTGGGTAGACGCGACCATTCTTATTCACTTGCTCGGATTCCATGAACACACCACGAATGTAGTAGTTCTTCTTTCCGTTGCCAGCATCCTCAGCAATGGTCTGAATATTTGTCTCGTTGTGTTCTGTAATCAGTA